TTCGGCGTGTTCAGTAACTCTAACACCTCATCCTCCGAGTGCATATCAAATATATATTTTTTGATGACATCACACCAAAGGCAGAGATGTAATGCTCCCCCCGTTGGTATGCCACACTCCAACACCCTAAAACTTTTATTACGCTGCGCTTCACCATCTTGCGTAAATTATTTTGTCTCACATAAAAAATCGCATGGTGATCTAACTACGCTCCCGTAGATAACGCCCACCACTTGCGAAAGTGGCACACCCATGCAACTAGCCAATTGTCAAACTTTTATTTCAAACACTCACAACGAACAACAGTTGTGCAAACCTTTCCCCGAATATCTGTAACGGTATAAAGATCATGCACAATAACTCCATCCTCAATTCGTAAACCATCATCCCAACCCGTACCATTACAAATTAGGCAGACTGAAACATTAGCGACAGATCCGTCTAAAACACTTCGCACCATTCTTTTAATTTCGGGTAACGAAGGAATTGTGTTGTTCTTCTCTACCAACCCCATAACTTCTCTACCCTGCTTCACATCAATAGAAAGAAGCAAGGCATCTTCACGCCATAATGCTTTCATGCCGTTACGAGGAACAGGTGTTGTTGGATACATCCCACAGATCTTGTCAATCATTGAATCAATCTGTATTGGTGTCATCTCTTACCCTCCTAAAGTTGGATCAATCTACCTTGCGCAACAGGAATTGCTACAAACTGTTCTGCCTGCGTATAAATAGTGTTCTTTGTGACAACAGGTGCAGACAAAAAAGTTGCACCAGAAATCAACAGGGCATGTGTACGCTCATCATTTAACATGACAAACCAAGTCAATTTGTCTGCTGTAGCGAACTTGCGTTTCCGATTACTAAAATGGATTATGTCAAAAGGAAACACTGAGCCAGACCAGTTGTGTTTGACCTCAACTTCAAACTCGTAGCACTCACCCTTCAACACTCCCTGAACATCAATGCCGTATTGATCTGGATTAACCCACGCCATAAAACCTCTACTGACTAGCCACTCAATGACCTGATGCTTTGCATTGTCATCTGCGTTGTAATGCTCCTCAGAAAAAACTTTGTTCACAACAATGCGCACAACTCTGCGAACTCATCCAACGACATCAAAACAATGCCCTCGGAGGTGCCGTCAGGCATCGCTATCATTGCAAACGGTCTAATATCACCCAACGATTTTGAAGCATTACTTTGAAGGCGTGCATCACGGAAACGAGTCCAGATCGCATTGATCTGTGCACCTGCTTTCACCTCAACCCTAAACATGCCACCCCAATGCTCCTCGTGGCGTGTGCCAGCGTTGCCTGTAGCAGCCAACCCCAACTTCTTTCGTGCAATACGAGCCTTGCTATCGCCCTTAGAACGGTTGCGTTTACCCCTAGCCGTAGGATCACTGCAACCCTTTACACGGCGTAACCCATCACGAGCAGGTCTGCCAAGCGCACCAAACTTAGGGCATCCAGTGAGATTGCATTTCTCTTGATTACCTTGACATTCGCCTTTGCGCTCATCCATGAGCCGACCAGTTGTAACCCTCAAAGTTTGCAATCGCCTTATTCATCTGCCGTGCATCCTGTTCATAGTTTGCTTCCACAAGATCAATCGCAATGCGTTTCCAGTTATCACGATCTAATTCCATATTTTTGTATTCGTCAATCGTGTATGAGACACGACCCGTAGGGATATATGTAATCATCCCACCACTTTCGGTGCGTTCCAATTTAATTTGCTCACTCATCATCGTCCTCCGTTTTTCCACATCTTGTTTCTTTAACAATTTTTTGTAACACGCAATCGCAATCAGCCAACGGCTGTCCAACACATTTCATCTACGCCTCAATTCATCACGGTGAACTCTGCGTTGTGCTGGTGTCATACCACCAAACACACCCCACCGATCACAGTCCTCATCTAAACCAATTACTAAATCTAAACATTGTTGGCGTACAGGACATAACGAACAAATTGTTTTTGCTTCATCCCAACGAGATTCAAATGCGTTGTATTCAGGAAAGAAAACCCTAGAGTCCAACCCTAAACACAACGCATCTTCACGCCAATGATCTCGCCTCAAAAGGCTTCCTCGTCAGGCAGAACAACTGGTTTGCCAACTGTTGCTTCCATCAGAAGTTTGATGAGTGCTGAACCTTCTTTAGTAGTCAGTTCATTAACCGAAGTTTTTTTGAACTGCTGTTTCAATATTGGTGTTACATCTCCATCAACTTTTTCTTTTGCAAGTTTGCTGATCAAACCTTTTTGTTTCTCAGAGATCAACCCACCTGCTACGGCTGCTTTAATTGGTGTAATCACTGCTTGTGTAACAACTGCACCACCAAAGATTTCTGCTACTTCAGCAGGCGTAATCTCACGATCATCAACAGACTGTGCTGCTGGATGATTTTGCATTGAACGCTTCACTTCTGCAGTACGAACAATCGTTGTGTTGTCAGACCAATCTTGTTTACTCCACAAACTTAATGCAATACCAAAACGCATAGAAGCGTTACGCAAAAAATCTCCGATCAACTCTTTGTCCAAGTCTTGTTTGTCAGCACGCACTGACCCAACACCTAACAAAGATTTGCCCAACAGCGTAAGTGTTGCCCACATTGTTGCTGTGCCATTCTCAACATGGATTGCTGGTCTCCCATTATCCCAAGCGACAGGTTGCCAATTCCAATTTGGATCAACTTCAATGAGGATTTTTGTGATGTCTGCGTGACTCACATAAGCCAGATTAATTCCGTTGCGTGGGATAGTTCCAACAATCTTTGGGTCAGGAATTGCATATTGCTCCAATACTGCTTTCAACATTTGTGTTTCTAGTTCCTCACTCATTACTTTGCCTTCTTTCTGTGTGTTCTCATCACACGATATGGGTTTCCTTGCTTCATGTATTGCTTTACTAGATCTGGATGTTCTTGTTTTATTCGTGCAGCATCAAACGATTCTTTGCCTGCTTGCTGTTTCCACGAAACTATTTGTTCACCTTGCCAAGTACCAACATCGTTGCCCAACATTATTTGTGCAAGAGCATCTTTTGCTTTGGACTCCAACTCAGCAGCCTGCTTCGCTAATGCACGGGCTTCCTCTAATTGATGCACCCAATCTATTGCACCCTCAGGCAACTCAATGCTAGTTGGCTTCACTTGAAATATGCGTGCAATATCATCAGCACTAAAGTTGTTGATCTCATCCATAGGTGGCGTGTTTGTGTCAACCCAATCACCAAAGATTTCTGACTCCAAAATTAAACTATCAACAGCCAACGGATTCTCTGGCAACTTGACAACACTCAAACGCATATCACGATCCAACACACTGAACCAAACAGGCACATCTAACACTGCTTGCTGTGCCCAACCTTGCCACAGCCACTCCTCAGGCAGATCACCAGAATCATAAATGCTGTACCGAGTAGTTGTCTTTGCTTCTACAACGACTGTTGGATTTAATGCGTTGTCCACACCATCAAGACTGATAGACAAACGCCCGTTCCGATATATCCAATCAGGTGTAAAGATACCTACACCCAACTTGTTTGATGCATTAACTATCAATGGTGTTTCCAAAATGTTGCCACGATCAAAGACAGCGTTGGAAGGCTGCTCTACAGGTTCATTTAATTTGTCTGCAAACAACTCTCCACGAGTTTTGTATGGGCTTGCACCCATCAACACTGGTATGTCGGATGCACCAAAAACGCAGTTATTGTTCTCATCCTTCCATCGTGCAAGTAGCCAATCTTTGCTTCCGTGTTTCTCTTTCGCTAGTACCTTCATCTGTTCCTTCTTTCTTGTTGTTGTCTGATCTCAACTATTACTTAGGGGTGTAACAGAGTTATTTTTTGTCTAACGCCCGATCCGATTTAGGATCTCGTACTTCCCAAGTTCGCTTCTCAACCTTCTTAAACATATCGCCATGATCATCAATGAACTTGCGTACCGAAGGCTTTGACAAACCTGAAACGGTAGCCAACATTGGCACAGTGACTTCGGCGTACACATTCTGTGCGCACCATACTTTTAAGTCACCATAAAGGTCGGCTCTCGTAACGCTGTCAGGTGAGCGATGTGCTTTGGCTAGTAGTTCACCAATCTTTTCAGTTGGTACTTGCTGGCGTGTTTGGTATGGGATATGTGCAGCCCACAATGGTCTGCCGTGTATTGCTATCGCTTCAGTAACTTGATCAAGAGCGTTCACTTTGTTTCCTCCTTTGTGATTACAACAAACTTGTTATATGGATTTACCTCTGTTGCATTTTGATTTAACTCATCGCACATTATTTTGGCTGCAACAAAATCATTGAACTCAAACTTCTTAATAAGTTTTGTTCCTGTTCGTTGATTCTTGCGTATGAGATGATGCTTGAAGTTTGTGCTTTCTGTGTTCATTACTTCACCTCCTTAATGTCGGAGATGAACTTGTCCATCTGTGTAGAAGTAAATCTTGCTGCTGCTGTTTCATCCATACCAGAAAGTATGGCGAATGTTTCTACCTCATCCCAGATCTTTCGTAACTGGATAAGTGCTTTTTTCTGCTCTGACTTTTTCATGTTCCCTCCTCAGGGCTTGTTGCTTGTATGAATATCATTACCTATGTAGCGAGTAAAGTCAAGTCTTTTCTTTGCCTATGCCAGCAAGGCTTTCAGCGAATACTCGCAATCCTGAACTGCACATCTTTCAACACCTGTGCCTCAATCAGATCATCAACGGCGTAACCGTACTGCTCCCCACGCACATCAGCAAAAGACACAGACACCTTCCAACGCTTCTCGCAGGCATGCTTCAACGCTTTATAAAACTCTTTATGATGCACATCCCTCTTGCCATTTGTAACAACAGGTGGACACGCACAGTGAGCCAACTCATGCGCCAACACATACCAAGTCCATTGACTAGATCGTTCATTTTATTCAGGGTACACATTCACTTGGATTTCGTTTCTCCAATATTTTGCGTGACCTGCACCATGTTTATATCGTGATTGCACAATGTTTATTTTCGGCATCGGCTTTCCTTTATGCCAACCTTCCATCAATTTCCAAACACGCTCACCTTCTTTTCGGATTGCTGCATTTCGTTTTAGGACAACAGATTTTTTGTCACGCAACACTTTCTTTTCGGTATTAACTTTTTTAACCTTTACTTTGCGTTGCTCACTTTTAACTGTGCGTTGCTTTTCCAAAGTTGGTGAAATGCGTTCCACAAGTTTTCCTGTCTTACCAGAACACGGCAAACAATATCGGCGCACATCATTCTTGCGTGGCTTTGTTGGTGCAAGCAATCCATGATTGCAGATCTCACACTTCCATCGGACTTGCTTGGTCATCACTTGACCTCCGTAGCGAAGATGAAATACTTACGGGCGCTATTGGTGATCTCATATGTGTTGCCATCAGAACAAGTAATCTCGTAGCACTTGCCGTTTTTATGGGTGTTGCATTTAATAGTTCCATAACAGTTGCATGAATCTGTCTTTGTTACCGAAAGCACTGTTACCAGTCGTTCATCATATTCATCTGTGTAGTTCAGCCAATTTCCTATCAAACCAACTACATCACCAACTTCAATCTGATTGATTCGCTTTTTTGCAATTACTGTGTTCATGATCCCTCCTCAGGGTTTGTATTTGTTTTTCGTGGATGCTTGGGGCTTGAACCCAAGTGCCTGCCAGTCACCCGACCTAAATTATTTATCACTCCACTTAACTACATACTCTGCTGGAAGTTGTTTCCGACATTCAGAACCAATGGCTGATCCACCTTGTGAAATCTCATAATCTTCCCAAAGCCACGAAGGTGAAACTGGAAGCAAAGTCATTTCTGCTGAACCAATATTTGCTTTGTGAATTGAGTAAGAATGATTTCCATTACGGATTGTCAAACCACATAAGCAACACTTGTTATTGCTCATATCCATATGCTCCAAACCCTGAACAATGTTTAGAACTTCAACTGCCTCACCATTTATTTGAAGTGTTTCTTTTTCAAAAACTACTTTTTTTGCATTTACTGTTTTCATGATTCCCTCCTCAGGGCTATCGGTTGTTTGTATCCGATGTAATTACTTTATCAAACATGCAAACATTTAAGGCATCATCTATTTCAAAACACGCCGTCAAACCCAATGCCACAACGGAAATAAAAAAATATTAAAAAAACATTTGAAAGTGTACAAAAAAATAGGGAGCAGCCCCATTAGATCAGTAACAGGGCTGCTCAACCCATTATCACGCTGCGGAGAAGGAGAACACAGCGCAACACGAAACACCTTACAGATCAAACGGTGTCTAGTCCACCAGCAAAAATTGCTCGCATACTTTTCACCATCGCAACAGGAATAGCCAAAACACAATCCAACTGATCAAAACTATTTTGCGATTGAGCCAAAACAATGTGATCTGGTTTTGTTTCAGGCAACAAAATGCCCACCGACACCACTACACAAGGATCGCAACCAACTTCACCAATCTCAATCCAATTAGATGTATCTGCGTGCGCATCATGCCAAACAACTTCCACAAAAGTTGTCATCACCAACACTCCTTCTTACGATCAACAAAAAACACTGGTGCTTGAATCGTAATGTTCTTTTCAGGTGTCACCAAAGCCAACGCTTGCTGTGGTTGCTCGTAACCGAAACCCATCAACAATGCGTACTCATCAAAACCTTTCATCGTTCCATTGACCACCATCTTTGGTGTGCTGATGTATTGATGCCAGTGACCAAGCCACATTGTTTGAAATGATTTACCTGTAGCCAAATAGCGTGCCTCTTTTCGTGAGCGCATACGCATGATCGGCGAGTAGATCCCACCCCAACCTGAACCACCAGAAACCTGATCGCCGTGCGTAATCAAATGCCCGTGCTGGTAAATATTGATTAAGGCATCAGCCGACTCTGGGATACTAAATGTCACCCGTTTATCTTTTGTGAAATGGCGTTCAATCATTTTTGCTATCAGCCAATCAAAGTTGGTTCTGACACGCTGCTTCATCCGAGGCTTCCTAGTAG